TGCTCTAACTGTGTCCCACTCTTCGGGAGTCGCGTCATCAATACTCATTCTCTTCTTCCTCTAGCTCTTGTTCAAACACATCCAGTCTGTTGATTAGTTTGTCCTCAAACCTTTCCAGTATCTGCTCTGAGGTTATCTGTAGGGCCTCCAGTAGGTCGTCTGGGTCAAAGGTTTTCAAGAGGCGTTCCTTAACTTCCTCTAGTGTTAGCGACATGGTCAATCAACTCCTGTAGTGTCTCTATAGTATACCATAAAATTCCCTCTTTGTCACACCATTCTGACATTGTCATCTTGGCCCCTTTGCGTATCTTCTTGTTAGGCTGCATGAGGACAAACACTAGCTCTTGTCCTGCTGGCAAACTATCTCTGATACTGGTGTACTTCTTGGTGTCTCCGTCTCTAAAGTACCCCTTGCACTCCACGAGAACACCAGAGGCGCTGTGAACAAAATCAGGACGATAATTGCGCTGAATGGTGTAGGGGACGGTGAACGGCTCATAGTCAAAACCCTTTAGTAGTTTAGAAACGTCTTCTTCAAATGTGCTACGAAAGCGTGATTTCTTGGACCTTCGGCTCATTAACAACCTCCGTTAAATATCTTGGACCTGAAGAATAGGCGAAGGCGCGAACGGTAGGCCAACACACCTTTTTGTAGGAACAGTAGGAGCATCCGACGGCGAGTTTCTGGTTCCCACTCTTTCCATCTGCGATAGTGCCGTAGCATACGTCGGGTGGGGTTGGATGCTCCACTAGCTTTTTTACGTGGTCAATGCGCTCCGATATGTCATAACTGATAAGGTCATAGACAGGGGCCTGAGTGTCCTCCTGATCGTACATAAGGTACGTCAGGTGACCGTTCTGCTTGTCCATAGCTAACCATCCAAATTTAGAAGCACCCTCTGAATATGCGTATCCTTTAATTTGAGCCACGTAGCCAAATGGGTCGTCATAAGCCAGTGTACCATCTTTGAATTTCCTAAACCCATAAGTTGACACACTCTTAACGTCAGTAACAATACCATTGATTTTACAGTCCATCGAACCTGTAATGCCATTAACTTCACACTTTTTCTGTTCATCCGTTACCTCATGACCTGCGGCTCTAGTTAGGAACAATAGCATCTCTTCAATGAGGTGACCATAAAGAAACTTGACATAGGTATGACCCTGTATGTCGTCGGACTTCTCTACGTCATTGTAGACATTCCAGAGGTAACGGTCTTCTCGCCCAATGTTGGACATGCGTAGCTTACGTCCGTCACTTCGCTTCTCACCAAACTCCTTACGCATGAGGTCCTTGACGTTCTCACCGAATAGCTCGATGTGCGACTCTAGGTCCACGCCTTCTGCTACTTCTTTCGTCTCCATCAGTTTGTAGATGTCAGAGACTAATGTGTACACGCTCTTCATACGTTTACCTCAGTGAGTCTCTGCCCACGTTGTTCCAACTTTGTATTCTCCGTCAAGGGGACATCGGAGGTTGAACTCCAAACCTGCCGCCTTGAGGCACTCCACTGCGAGCCAGCCATACTTCTCTGCTTGGTCTGCAGCCACCTCCGATTGTACTTCGTCATGTATGTTACCTATGAATTTATAGTCAAGTTTCCACTGTCGTGCGTAGTTGTCCAAGATGACCAACGCTTGCTTCATCACGATAGCCCCTGCCGCCTGAAGTAGTGTGTTCAGTGCAGCATGTTCAGATCGAACTCGAAGTCTGCGTCCATCAAGTCCTGTGAGATAGCCTCGCCCAGATGCTCTAGCAACGCGGTCTCGTAGACTTTCAAGAGAAGGTGTATTTGATAGAAATCGTCGTTTAAGATCTGAGCCGTCCTTTGCGCTTCCTCCAACGATGGTTCCAATCTTTGCGTCTCCTGCTCCGTAGAGGAAAGCGTAGATGAAAGTCTTAGCTTGAGGTCTTGTTTCAAGCCCCGCAGCCAGTTGATTTCTTGTGTGTATATCTTCGGTGAGGAGGACATTGGTAAACTCCTTGTCGTCCATGTAATGTGCCAGCATTCTAAGTTCCAACCCAGAAGCGTCGAAGCCAACCAAAGCCTTCCCTTCAGGTACAGTCCAGCAGGAGCGACACTCATGCCCAAAGGGGCTGTGGCTTGCTGGGACTTGCGCCATGTTGGGACTCTGGTGGGTCATACGTCCAGTGACTGCGCCGTTGCTAATGACACGACCATGAACTCTCCCGTCGTCCTGCACATGTTCTAGCCATGAGTGGACCTGTGCGTATCTCTTTTGTAGCATCAAGTACTCACTAATGGACCTAGCCTCTGGCAGGTCAATGGTGTCTAGAACAGCCTCGTCAACGATGGGATTCCCTTTCTCCGTAACTTTCTGAAAGACGACACCAAGCGTTGATAAGCGCCTCGCAATCTGTTGCCTAGAACCAACGTTGAATACCTCAACTCTATCTTTAAGTCGTTTACCCGTCTTCTCAGACCACCTCTGATGTATGATAGGCGGGAACTTCTCCTGCAATCCCTCTTCAATTTCATTCATTCTCTCCTTAAATGTTGCTAAAAGATCATAAGATAACTCTTGGTCAAGTAACCATCCATTTCTCTCCTGTTGTTGTACGGCGTACTGCACCTTGTGTTCCAAATCAATGGACCTCTGGTCAAACCCTGCCATGTCCTTAACTAACTGCTTGTGTACGGCCTCTGTGACCTCTGTGTCACGCTCACAGTACTCAATCATAGCAGTAGATAAGCAGGACCAATCGTCGTGGTCACCTTTGGGGAAGCCCAGAAGCTCACCCCAGACCTTCAGGGAGTGTCCACCGGCACGACTTGGGTCGTAAAGCCTAGACAGCACCAGAGTGTCCACTATGCGCTCAGGAGCCACAGAAACGCCCCAGAGACGTTTTAGCACTGGGAGGTCGTAACCTATCAGGTTGTGGCCTACGACGCTCACAGAGCCTTCTAGAGCCTTACAGAGGGTGTCTGGGTCCCTGTGTACAGTATTTACTCCATTTTCCCGTGTCACAACACACCAGATGCGCGTGGGGTTGAGACCGTCGGCTTCCAAGTCAAGGTAGATCAAAAGTCACTCCCTATGTGTGGATTAGCGACTTCCGTTAGTCTACCTGTGGAACGATCATAGGCCAGCCAACAGGCAGGTCCGGTTTCGCCGGTGTATCTGTTCTTCAACACTCGAACTGTGGTTGTGTTTCTCACGTCTTCGTTCTCGTGTTGCTGATCTCGCTCCATGCCGATGACTATGTCTGACAACTGTGCAATCGCCTGACTACCTCTGAGTTCACCCAAGCTGATCTGAGCGCCGTCCTCATGGGCCTTGCCTTGAGATCTCCGGAGGTGTGACACGAGGAACAAGCAAATCCCTGTCTCAGCCACCAGAGTCCGTAGCTTGGTCATTATTTCGTCAATGGCTTTTCGTTCGTCTCCCGACTCTTGAGAAGACACGACGATTGACAGGTGGTCCAGTATGACGTACCGGCAGTCAAGTGCTTTTGCCATGTAGCGAACACGGGCGAGCAAGTTATCTGCTGAAGTTGATCCCCAATGGTCAAATAGGTAGTAACGTCCTGTTCCCAGTGTGGTCTCCCAAAACGGTCGAAGTTCGTCCACAGGCGTGTCCTCTTCCAAGTGAAGGGGCCTGTTTGCCGCCACCGACATGATACCAAGCGTTGTTCGGGCCAGATCCTCCTCAAGCGCCAAGACTCCAATATTGCCTTCGCATCGGCGTAGTAGATCATATTCGATTTCTCGGATAAATTGGGACTTTCCCATACCACTGCCGCTAGTGATCGTAACGAGTTCATAGGGCCTGTGTCCTCTTGTGATGTGATTTAGGCCTTCCCATGGATAAGGTATTGACTTGACGTTTCTCTTTTCTACCAGCTTGTCCCATGTGTCAGTACCGGCGACAATGCCATCAGGACGATAAACTTTGGAATTCCACCAGTGTTGCGTGAAGTCCTTGACCCTGTTTGCCATGAGCATGTCACTGGCGTCCTTCAGCGGTAGCTTACAGATCTTCAGCTTGTCAGGACTGAAGAGGTCTTTCACCTGCTCTACTGCTTCTTCTCCTGCCTTGTCGTTGTCGAAGCAGAGTACCACTGTGTCGTACCCTTCGAGCCACTCCAGCTGGGCCTTGATCTCCTTGGCCGCATTGGATGCACCAGAGCGTAATGAGACTACGTCCCAAGACTTCCCAGACATCTCATAGATTGCCAAGGCGTCCAATTCGCCCTCAGTAATCGTAATGAAGGTGTCCCTGTTGCATTGTTGTTGCCCGAAAAATCCGACGTTGCCTACGTCCCCCATGGACATGAAGCCTTTGGTCTTGACCTCGCGTACCTTTGCCGCGCACAGGTCACCCGTAGACAGGTCGTAGTAGGGGTAGTAGTGCTTCTCTATTTCACCTGTGGAAGAGTACTCCACGGTGACCCCGTAGCGCCCACAGGTGTCCTGAGATAAGCGCCGTTGGGGTATGCTTGAGACCACTCCCTTGAAATTCAGGGGCTTGGCCTTGGGTAATTCTGAGGTCATGCCTTGGTCTCCACCATGAACGTGATAGTCACAACCGGCACCAAAACAGTGTTGGCCCCCGTCGTCGTAGATAGCGAGAGCGTCCGAAGAACCACACTCCGGACAACTCTCGTGTCTTAGGAACTTAGAAGTCTGCGGCATCGCCTACGGCAATCTCTGCTTCCTCTAGTACTTTGACCGCCTCAAGGTAGGTCGATACGCCATGCACTGGGTGAGGCTGTCCCAGCTTGTACTTCAGGCGGACT